CTTTGTTTCCATTCTTCTCTGTCTTTAATGGATAACATCTTTCAGGTGGTGTATCACTAGCAAGTTTAGTATTTAAATCTTTTATTAAACTTTTTGTATCAGGTTTAGCTAAGTCTTCAGGTTTATAAAAACATATATCACCACTTGATTTATCAGCAACAAGAAAACCTCCCTTGTTAGTTCCATTAGCTGTTTCATATCCTGATAACTGGGCATGATAACCAAAGGGGTCATCATTAACTATCTCACCATTCTTAAATTTTTTAAAACTAAAAGGTGAAGCAGACTTAACATCACATATTTCACCATCTACTTTTGCATCTATATGTCCTTTAACATCATCTACTTTAACTTTCATTTGTCTATCTTCTACTTTATGTCCTGCTAATTCTGTCAAGTATAAAAGTAAATGTTCAATGATATGACCATATAAAAATTTTAAATTATTACTAGCATCATATTCTTTTGTTTCTTTAGGAGAATATTTATCATACCATAATTGTCTTGCAGGTTTACCTAAGATACTCATTCTTAGTACACCATTGTATTTCTCTTTTACTGGTGGTGTGTTCCATGCAATCATAGCTTCCTTAACATTGTTAAGAAATGAGTTCATGTTCTCTTCTGTTATGGGTGCAGGTTTACCATTTGATATATCAGCTATAAGTTTTTTAATATCTTCAGCTACTGTATCAATGCGTTTCTGACCAGTTGTTTCCAATTTTATATTCTCCATCTAATTCACATCTAAGCTTTAGTATTTTACCAGCATCTCTAATTGATTGTACTGCCAATCTACCAAACTCATCTGCCCTTTCTTGTTCTACTTCGTATTGAAACTCATCATGTACATTTACTACAGGATAAGCTTTGATTCGTTCTCTTTTAACATATTCATCTAGCTTTGTCAACGCAACCTTCATGACTGTTGCTCCTGCTCCTTGAAGCAAACTATTCAGGGCTGCGTGGGGGTGTCTGATGATGATTTTTCTTCCATCAAGTCCTTTGAGCCATCTTCTGTTAGACTTAGATACTCCATCCACTTTTTCTCGTAAGCTTCTAAGACTTGGTGTTGCTCTAAGAAACTTTTCTTTAACTCTTTCCCCATCTCTTTCCGAACCTCCAATGATACTTCCGATTTTTTTATTCCCTGCTCCATAGATGAAAGCATAGATAAAAGTCTTCGCTGCATCTCTTGTTTCCAAACCAGCAGCAGTTTGATTTGCTGTGTGTATATCTCCATTAATAACTTCATTTATATATTCCTTATCATTCATGTAGTGTGCTAACATCCTTAACTCTAATCCAGATGCATCCACACCAACTAATTTATATCCCTTTTCTACTATCCATAATCCTCTACATTCTTTTCCATAAGGTGAGTACACAGCAGGGATTTGTGCCATGTTGGGTGCTTGATGACTCATTCTACCAGTAATAGTACCATTGGTAATTACTTTGCCATGTACTCTCCCATCTTCCTTAATTGCTTCTACCCAGGAGGAAACTTGGGCAATTCTTTTTTGAAGCATTAAGTATTCGTTTATTAACTTAGCTTCAGGTATATCTTTTATTTCTGATAATACTTTTTCATCTACAATTACATGACCCTTATCAGTTTTCTTTTGTGGTTTCCAACCAAGCATCATTAGTCTTTCACCTATCTGTTGTCTTGAACCAAGGTTAAACTCTTTATATTTAACTTTAGTAAAAGGCACTCCCTTTACATACCCTCTTGCTTTGTTATTAGATTTAGGAATAAACACTTCTTCTATTTTTAATGGAGGAAATGTAGCCCTAACCTTATTCTGTAATTCATTCATGTCTTCTTGAAACTTAGCTTGTAATTGATATGCTTCTACTATATCAATCTTAAATCCTCTTTCATGTTGCCTTTGAATTATCTTAGCAACTTCATGTTCCAACTCAACTGAATAACCAAAATCTTTTACTCTTTTAATTAAGAAATTATATAGTCTTTGTGTTAAGTCTACATCATTCCTACAATACTTTAGCATCTCTTCACTAAAGAAATCAAACTGTTCAAACTCAATCTTGTTATGTCCAAGCTTTACTCCCCAATTTTTTAGTGAGTGTCCACCATCTATAACAGGATTTAATAATCTAGATAAGACAAGTGTATCTGTTATCTTACAGTTCTTAAATAAATCATAACCAAAAAATTTATTTAAGACTGGTATATCAAAGCCAATTATATTATGTCCAATAACTTCTTCAGTTTGTTTTATAAACTCTTCAAACCTATGCAGATTGTTTTCTTTAAACTGATAAAATGTATCATCATGTTTACAAACAATACACCAAATCTTATCTGCAGTTAGTGTTGTTTCTATATCTAATATTACTTTATTAAAAGTCACTTGACTGTACCTCAACTAATCTTCCAGTATCAATGTTATACCTTAGATTACTACATGGTCCAGTTATTCCAGAAAATCTATTCTTTAATACTCTAACCCTTGTAGTATTTCTAATCTCAGGGTCATCATTTTGTGCATCTCTTTCAAGTCCTATTACAATATCACTAAGCTGTCCTATACTAGCTGACCCTCTTAATTGTGATAAAGATGTTGCTGCACCCTCTTCATGTCCTTTGCCATCTGGTCTTCTCAAATGAGATACAACAATCATAGCAACACCAGTTTCTTGTACAAGTGTTCTAAGTCTAGTCATGATTTCATCTAATGCTCTTCTCTCATCACCATGACTTTGGTCTGATACAATGATACTAACATGGTCTATAACTACATACTTACAGTCTAAACCTTTAGCTAAAAATCTAACTCTTGATACTATATTGTCAATAGAGTTTGAACCAAAATGGTCGAACATAAATACTCTACCAGTACCAACTGTCTTATCAAAATAAGTTTTCATCTCTTCTTTACTTAGATGTACATCTGGTAAATGTAATCTTTGATTAGCTTCTATACTCATCAAACCTTTTGAAGTAATGACTGGTGTTTCTTCTAGCATTAACAAACCAACATTGTCTTGTGTTGTTTTAATTATATGATGTACTATCTCTCTCATAACTTGAGTCTTACCTAAGCCACTTCCTGCAGTAAAGGTTACTAACTCTGAAGGTCTAATACCATAAGTTATTTTATTTAATTCTTCAAATGGATATTGTACAAATGATTTAACTGTTGGTTTAGTTATCTCATCAAATAAAGTATTAGCATTTATTATTCCATCTGGTGCAAATACTTTTGCATCCCAAAAAGATTTAACATATGTTTGTATTTTATTTTTACTTAAACAATCTGAAGCATCTTTGAAGTCATTAGGTAAATGCATTATCTTACATTTGCCTGGACTAAATAATTCTGCTACTTTGTATGCTCCATCTTTTCCTTGTTCATCATTATCAAAGTTTATAATTACATTATCAAATTGTTCTAACCAATCTAAACTATTCTTTATATCTTTGATTGCAGAAGTTATTCCATTCTTAATACTAACTACTGGTGTCTCATACTTATCTGTCTTAAACATTTGATAAGCTGACAATGCATCTAACTCACCTTCAGTTACAATTACATATTTATTTTTTGTGAAGAGATGTTCACCAAACAAACCTGAGTGTTTGGTATTACCTTGAATACTAAATTCTTTTAGTTTAGTAAACCTAGTTTTAGTTCCTACCTTTGCACCTTGTTTATCATGATAAGGATAATAATGATTAGTTATATTACCCATACTATCAATCTTAACAGTCACACCATACTTCTTACAAGTATCTGATTTGATATTTCTATCTACTATTTCTGCAAAGTCTGATTGACCTACAAAATCTTTCTTCTCATGTTCTCTGTTAATTGTTGTAGGTTCTTGTTCTAAATTGTAATCTCTTATGTATTCATTACATGAGAAACAGTAAGCTGAGTTATCAGCATTAACAGAAACTGCATCACTACTACTACATAATGGACAAGGTAAGTGATACTTTACAAAGCCATTTTTATTTTGTTCATTCATTTGCACCCTCATAAAATTCCTATAATATCATTAAGTTTCCTAAGTCAAAATTTACTTTATCATTATACCATGCTATCAATAAAGATAGTAGAAACATAAGTAAAAAGTAAAATATTAAAAATTTAAATTCGTTCATAATAAAAAAGGACTGCCGACCAACTACAAGCCGACAGTCCTAGGAGTAGAAATATGACAGCCATAACTTCTTATGACTGACTGACTATACTAAAATTCCTTGATGTTGTCAACATTTCCACCAGAAGTATTTCCAGCTTCAACATCAAAGTCTTCCTTTGGTGTGTACTCAATTAAGTCTAGTACCTGAACAGCTTGTAAGTCTAACCCTACACCCTTCTTGCCTTTGAAGTTCCATTCGTAAGGTTTGTACATTACTTTAACTCTACTGCCATTACCGACTATTTTATCCAATGGTCTTTTCTCAGCATCCACTAATTGTGGTTGAGTATTCTTATCCCCATTAGCTTTTTGTACTTTTCTTTTAAACCTAATTATATTAGGTATTGTTTTTTCATCAACAGTTGTTTCTGCTACTGAAATCCCTTGACCCTTAAAGTCCTCTGCAGATTTAGAATCAACTGCTAAATCAATTCTCCACATAGGTTCAAACTTTTCGTTTGGTCGTGTCAGAGAAGCCCAGTATGCTGTGCCTTCAATTATCGCCATATGTTTTTTCCTTTATTGTTATTGTTAAAATGGTAATAGACCCCATACTTTTTGTGCGTATATAAAAGTATAAGTGCCAACTACTTTTGTTTTATAAATTAACCAAGACATAAATGCCTATTGTTTATTATTAATATATTATTTTTCATAGACTTCTTTTAGCATATCAGTACCCTCCTTGTCAACACTTTCAGAGTCTTTTTTTTCTTCAATGTTTTCAAGGACTTCTGTTATCTTTTCATCTATTACTCTTTTAATAGTTTGTTTTTTGTTGAGTTTCTTCTCAAGTTCTGCAATCTTTTTACCTGCAGATTGCACATCTTGATTAGCTTGTTCTAGCTGAATCAAAATCTTTTTAATTCTAGAATCTTTATCTTCTATAGTATCAGTTAATTCTCTTTTATCTTTAGTTAAATCTGATATTGTTTGTTTATATTCTCTTATTAAATCTTTATCACTCATTTAAATTTTCGCACCCCATCTTTTATTTTCATTTTATTTACTCTTTTTATTTTATCACCTGATATATTTGTTCTTAACCAATTAACTTCTTTACTATCATCAAATGATTCTTTAAAATTATTCATAGTCCATTTAAACATTTCATTTAATTTTCCTTTATGAATACTGATGGCATCTATATACCACAAATTTTTACCATTATTCCAATCAAATTTTTCTATTATACCAGTTTCTTTAAATTTTTTATGAGAATCATTACTCATGTAAGCCCAATTTGTAAAGCCATATATAACATTATCATTTTTATTTCTAAATATATGATATTGATTTAAAGAAATACTAGGCACTAAATAATCTGCTAATTCTTTATGGGTCATATGTTGCCATGTATAATGGTTTTGATATAATCTAATTACTTCTTGTAAATCTTTTGCTTTGTTGTCCATATTTATATTATATCAAATGTTCCTAATATCATACACACTATTATGTAAATCATATAACCTAATAAAAGATAACCTATTATTTTTTCGTATATGGTAAACATTATAATTTATAACAGTCTTCAGTAAACAATTCCTTAATAGGAATAACAACACATTTACTTGCTCTGTAATCACCTATGTTTTTTGTATGAGTCTTTTTATATTTGTTTACTATCTTCTTTAATCTTGATACTCTAAACACTAACATACAATGTTCTTTGTTGTCTAGTTCAAGAACATGAAACCACCATTTAGATTCAGTCTTAAATATTCCACTTGGTTTATCTCTGTATTCATATTCTATTGCTATGTTTCCAGTCTTCCTCCACCAACTCCTCTCTGTTTTAATTTCTATTTTACTTTCTTTTAAAAGTTTTTCTATTCTCTTTTCTCTTATCTGACCATACTCTAGGTCTAAATCAAACTTAGTATTCTTAACCATAATAATGTTTTGTTGAAGGGTCTTCATGAAAGCTACAAATGTAATGCGTTAGAAACTTATTTAAATTTTTACCTCTAAATAATTTCTTTGCATTTGCATCTTTAAGCTGTGTGTATTTTTTAATTATAAAGGAAGGGTCTAGGTTTGCATAATCGCAAACTAAACAGAAGTGATAGTCCTTCATTGAGAACCACTCTATTGCATCTTTAATTATATTATCTCTTGCATTTCCCCATGCGTGAATATCAACATCAAGTGCATCCATGATTGCTCTAACTATAACACAGCGATATAATAATACCTCTGATGTTATTGCTGAACCTTCACCTTTACCTGAGTTAATTCCTACTGGTGTATCTTTATTCAGTACCATATTTCATTTTATCAAACATCTCTTCTATGAGTTTTCGTTTCTTATTCTTTACAATCTTTAACTGATACTGTCTTTTCCTCAGCAGATATGCCATTGGATTTTTTGACTTTTTGTTTGTATGTTTCTTCATCTATTTCTTCTACAGTATGTCTAGTTTTTTTAACTTCTCTTGAGATTATTTTTGAATAAGGACTCCAATTTATTTTTTCTAAATCTTTTAATGTAGTGCCTGAGTTGTGATAATCTTCGATACATACATCTACATTAACCCAAGATTTTTTCAAAAAATATTTATTGCTCATAGAAATGTCCTCTAAAATGTTTATTGTTTTGTGAATTGCTGTCTTAATCTGTGACAGTTCTTCTATTATACAGATAAACATTTGCCAAGTGAACATTAAATAAAAATATTTTTTATCTAATAATATCAATGGTTTAGAGTACATTTAGTTTGGTCCTTTCACCTATAAGTTGTATTCGTTAATCGTCATATTGATGTTGTCTAATCTTAACATCAAACTCTAATCTGCAACCTTCGTGTGCATCAAATAATTCATCTAACATTGGAATAAATTTTTTATAATGCATACCATCAGTTGATTTTAAAGTTACTTTAGTTAAATCATTAATATATTTTTCTTTTTTAGAATTATATTCTTGACCTATAACTTCTATGTTATATTTATCTATGTACATTTTATGCTACCTCCCTTAATATTGTTATTGCTCTTGCATGGGCTGGATATCTTTTTATATATCCTTTCCACTCTATATAACCTAACATCTGAGCAATACTACTTGTTGATTTTGCGTTCATATATACACACATCTCTCTAAATGTAGGCATATA